CGCACGCCACCATGTCTCACCGAGTCTGCATGGTAATGGCTGAAGCACTACGCCAAAAGCTATGCATGTCCCGGTTAGAGGTAGAGAAACTAATGGACGAGTTTGCTCGTGAAAACGCGGTAAGCATACGCGAGGAGTTATCGCTAGAGTACAAGGACGGAGTGTTTACGCCCGCTGGCGTGAGTGCGCCGATTGATCCAGAAAGGAACTAAGATGAGCGAAGAGTGGTACGACATTCCTGGTAGGGATGGTTATAAAATAACCCGCACTGGATTGGTTAAGCGCATGGCGTTTGAAACGCGGCATAGATCCGGTGGTGTGTGCAGAATAAAAGAACGCATTCTTAGAATGAACCTCGATACTAACGGGTATCCCTATTACTCCATGATGGGAACAACGGTGAATGTTCATAGGCTTCTAGCGATCACATTTATCCCAAATCCTGAAGAGTTAGAGCAGGTCAATCACAAGAACGGAATCAAGACAGATATTGATCTAGATAACCTTGAGTGGTGTACACCCACACAAAACCTCCAGCATAGGTGTTGGGTACTCGGTCATAACCTTGGAGAGAAATGCCCGATGGCTAAGTTCAATACCAGTGAAGTTTTAGAAATGAGAAATGCGTGGGCGAACGGGGAATCTCAAGTGTCCATTGCTAAGCGCTACAACACCTACCAGTCTACCGTACAGAAGATCGTTAATCGCATTTCCTGGGCACACGTCGCATGAATTTGGAACAAGTAAGCCTGGTTCATGATGCCTTAGCCGAAGGGGATTGGATAGCTGCCGCATGTCTTGCACTACGTGCGGACGAGGTTGACGTGGTGGTTACCGAAAAGAAGGAAGCCGAGCTTGTGATTAGGACACTTCTCCAGAACCTACTGGATTCCGATGATTATCTCGTAGCCGCTGGTTTGCTCTGGAGTAGAACGCAGTTTGACCCGCGACCGAGCGTAACACAGGACATATTCAAAGCCATTCATGAGAACAATCGACTTCTCATTATGGCTGGATCTTCGCTATCTAAGACCTATTCCGCTGGTGTCTACCTAACTTTGGATTTCTTGCGAGACCCGCTGTACACCAATATTAAGCTCGTTTCGGCGAACGAGGACAACCTAAGAAAGAACCTTCACTCCCACATTTCGGCGCTATTTAAGACTATGGCAATACCTATGACGCATGAACTTATCGTGCGCGATTCAGATCTCACAATTAGCGTTAAAGGGTGGATAGCAGAGATGGGTATTTCAGGCATTGCGATTAAGCAGGGTGTCATTTCTTCTGGTGGACTACGTGGACATAAGCCCAAGCCCCTTAGGAAGTTAGAGCATAAACGATTCGGTATGTCCTCGCGGGTAAGGATACTCATCGACGAAGCTCAGGATTCCCCGGCTGCTGCGTTCGGTGACCTTCAAACCTCGGAAGCATCCATGGATGGGCTTGATCTAATCAAGATCATTTCCTGTTTTAACCCAGTGGATTTATCCAAGAAGGTTGTGGAAATGGCGGAGCCGATTGAGGGATGGCATCCAGAACAACTGGAGACGCTGCACTACTACCAGGCTAAATCGGGGTATCAGGTGCTTAGATTGGATGCCGCGAGATTCGAGAACGTAGTTCAGAGAAAAGTGGTCTATCCAAATTTCTTCACGTACCAAGCCTACCTAGGCTTCATGCGCGGAGGGGACAACAGCGCGGCCTACTACGTGGCTAGAGGATTTCCCCCCATGAAGGATAGCGCCAATACAGTAATTCCTCCCGAGTGGCTACAAACACAAAGAGGAGAAGCAGTCTACGTGTCTGCGGTAAAGAACCTGCTCTCGGCTGACTTAGCATTTCAAGGAAGAGACAAAGCGGTGATGGTTCTGGCGCGATGGGGCCTAGCTGCTGGCTGGCGTAAAGAGCGCGGAGAAATGGTGTTCTTTGAGGACAGGCTTAACCCTGGAGAGCGGAAGGCTAGACACGTACTGACGATAGATCAAGTTTTCATCCTACCAAAAAGTGACGACACAGTAACCATGACTCAGGAACTTATGGGCCGCGCTAAGCAACTCATGGTTGATCCTGAAAACGTCTGCCTTGATATGACCGGAAACGCTCTAGGTGTTTGGTCCCACACTACGAAGTTCTGGGGCAATGTACTCGGTATTAATTGGGGCGAGAAAGCTACGGAGCTCAGAGTTTTGTCTGACGACATGGGAACGGCGAACGACGTCTACGACAACTTGCCCACAGAGCTATGGTTTTCGTTTAAGCGCTGGCTAGACCCGCGAGTTTGCGGCATACTGATCAATCCGATTATACCGACTACGCCGCTATACCGGCAGCTTAGCTCTCGGCGTTACTCTACGGTCAAGGATCACAAGAGCCGTGTAGAGTCCAAGGACAATTACCGTGCTCGTAATGGTGGAATTTCACCAGATGAGGCGGACGCATTTATAATGCTTCCGCATCTCATAAGGAGTCGATTCCCAACCATCCCCGGAATGATGGAAGCTTCAAGTAAAAAGCTACCGACCGGAAACGAAACCGACAGCAATACGGTCTCCCATAAAACGCTCGATCAGCCAGACTATTTATTCGATGAGAATGACCAGCACGCTCAGGATACACTAGACTACGTAGAATAAAATGACACCAGAAAAACAAGCTTGGTTAGACCTTAACCGTAGGTGCTCGGACAAGAACTGGCCTAGGTATAAAGACTGGGGTGGGCGCGGAATCTCAGTGTATCCTCGCTGGGTTTACGACTATGAGGATTTTCTTGCTCACGTTGGATTTAGGCCGAGTCCAGAGCACAGCATAGACAGGATTTCGAATGATGGAAATTATGTGCCTGGAAACGTAAAGTGGTCTACCAGAAAAGAGCAGCGGGCGAACAGGCGTGAATCTAATTTTAAGACTGGAACGTATTTCTACGAGAACGTTAAAGGTTCATTTAGTGGCGTGTGTAAAAGCGTAGGAGTGTGCGCCGTTTCAGTTAAGCGAAGGATGCGGCTATTTGGGTGGACGTTTTCTCAGGCCATATTTTATTTCGTCCAAAAGAAAAGCTGGTAGCCGTGATTAAGCTAAGACGAGATTATCCAAAGGCCCCACCGGGTGGATGGAACTACCAAGACCCTTCCGGTGTTGTGATAACTAGCTCAAGCCTCGATGGTCTTTTAGAGGAGATCTCCAGCTTCAGGCTTAAAAACTCTTTGCCGCCGGGAAGGCCAGAGTATGAGCTTACCCTTTATTTCGTGGAACGGTATCCCGATTTCGTGGAACGCACGGATAAGCCTATCGATGAACCAACTAAGACCATCGAAGATCGATTAACCGATTTTACTAATAAGCTCTGGAGATCTCCGCCAGGTAAGCTTATCCCGCTCAAGCTGGCAATCAAGCGCATTGAAACCTGTATGGCTTGCCCGCACAGGAGAGACTGGAGCTCTAGCAACGACGACCAGGACAAAGAAATTGTGCGTAAGCTAGTGATCCTGAGCCAAGGTGGTTACCGCGCAGAGCTTGGGTATTGTGCCGCGTTTCGCGCTCACCCTGGGCTGCTCGTACTTATCAAAGAGCCTGACGTTAGAAATCCCCCCATGGAGTGTTGGGTGTCCCGGCCTGATAGCCTCGTTGACGAATAGGTGATACGCTTGGCCGCATTATGGTCGAAAGTTTAATCGCTATTCTAATCGTTGGGTTGATCCTCGCTTTGATTTACTTCATTGCTACAAAACTACCGTTTATGGGTGGAGTCCCGCTTCAGATACTGGGAATAATCCTAGCTATAGTTTGGATTATTTACGCCCTTGATAGGATCGGTATTCTAGGCAGTACGCACGTCAGGCTTTAGCCACGGAATGTCTATTTCCTTCGGCATTCGCCTAACCAGTATGGTAGTTATTGCCGCCGAGTACTCAGCCCAGTCTTTTTCATCTGGGTTGGGCTTATTCCACGGTCGCATGAGGGCCTCATGAATCCACTGTTGGCTATGGTTTGGATTTGCGGCTATGATATCTCTGATATCGTCTCTTTTAAATGACATAAGTTATTGAATATTAAGCACTTGATCAATTCATATTATCAAGTGATATGCGAAACGGAGCACCACCCACACGGAATGAACCCGTATAAGACCATCCTTTTTGTCCGGTTGGATCTGGAGGAGAGTAGAAACCACCATAGATAGTTACGCCGCGAGCGGAGTCGTAGATTGCGCCGCGACTCACGCCGCCAAACTGGATGCCGTGAATGATGTTTTGGCTGTAGTCTCCGATGTGGAGTGCTAGGTTTCGGGTGGCAACGCAGGCGCAAACTGGGTCCTGAATTCTCTTGTCGGTGATCTTTCGGTACATGCCGCCGATTACGCCGCGATTTCCAGCAAACCTGGTGACGTAGGAATAGACTGCGCGGTCTGCGCGGGCTACGGCGAAGAAACTCTGACCGAA